GTTAATTTCTTCTATCTTAACTCTTATAGCAGCTCTCTTTGCTGGATCCTTTTCAGCCGATGATGAATCAATCAGAGGTTTTCTTTGATCTCTTAATGCGGATATTTGTTCTTTTGCTTTATCACCTCCACCAGTATCCTTATCACTAGTTTCAGATTCATAATCTTTTAATGCTTTCTGTGCATCTGTTGATTTTTTAGCCAAGGCTTTTTGTTTAATTTTTAATCTTTTTGCTTCTTCACCATCAGCAGCTTTGAGTACAATTTTATTTGCAGCCATTGCAGATTTAGTCTTTGCTAATTGGGCAACTCTCTTTAAACCTGTAGTTGTAGCTAAATCATTCATTCTTTGTGAAATATTAGAAGCAGTATCCGCTAGCGCTGCATTCTTAGCTTTATTTGCTTGTGTTAATACTTCCTTTTGTTTAGGGCTTAAATCACCACTTGCTTTTTCCTTTCTCTTAGCGTAATCTACATCATTAAGTGCTTGTGCTACTTTAGCTTTTTGATATTTCTTAGCGTTGTTTTTAATCTTCTTCCACTTAATTGGATTCTTAACTGCATCAATTAGTGCTTCGTTAACAAACTCAGAATATGTTTTTAGTTTTGCCATGATCTATTATTGTTTTTAATTGTTTTATATATTTGAGCTATAAGAACAAAAAAGCCACTCCGAAGAGTGGCTTTCTAATATAAAGTATTATATTATTGTTACTTATTAGATAAGTGAACAACCAGTGAACGTGAAGTTCATTGTGTAATACATTAATTCAGGATTGAATCCAGCGTCTACTAAAGCGAATCTAGATTTAACCGCGATTTTAGGAGCCATAGTTCCTTCTGCGATTGTTTCTACTGATTCAGCCATTAAGTAAGGCATAAATACTAGTCCAGGAGAGTTTCCATCACCTTTTCTTCCTACAGCAATTGTGTAGTCATTAAAAGCTCTGTTTGGATCTACATAAATTGTTACCCCAGCAATTGCACCGATTGGATATAAAGATCCACCAGCTTGGTTAACTGTATTAGATAACGGATATGCTACGAAACCAGCTACAGATTGAAGAGCAGTTGCCATTTCTCCACCTGTTACTGCAAACGTTGCAGGTCCTCTTCTTCCTCTAGTAGCAATTAAGTTACTTGCAGCAAGAATTTTAGTATAAACTCTACGTTGTAGTGTTCCTTGAGTGTTTCCACCACCTAGTACGTTAGTCTGTACTGGGAATGGAGCTACAGTAGCAACCGGAGTATTATTTGTATTTCCAAATCCTAAAGGAATTGCAGCACCAGCTACAGCTCCAGCAGCGTTAAACTGTTCTGATAAACTAGTACCATTTACAGCTTGCACGTTAGCAGCGTTAGTTACACCATTTCTAAAGATTCTGTCTAAGATGTATTTGTTGATAGATTGAGTTAACTCATTTACCAATACAGCTTCAACCTGAGCAACAGCGTCAATTCCGAATTGCTTCAGATCTTGAACTTGTTCTCTAGTTACAGCAGCAGCAACTTGGAAAGTTTCAGCAGCTATAGACTTGTTGAATAAACTTAGTCCCATGATGTTATCAACAGTTGATTCACCTACACCTCTTTGGTAAGGATCTACACCGTTAATATTCTGGTTAGCAAATGCAGGCGATCCTGTAGCAGGGTCGTTTGCAGGTTGGAAAGCATTACCTGAGAAACCAGTAATATGGTCTTCTAAAGCTTTTACTAATCCTAATCCAGATACAGCAGCGATTGTTCCAATTTGTAACATCCCAGCAGCACCTAATACTACAGATGATCCAGCTCTTACAGCAGGAGCAGCAGCTCTTGCAGCACCATATAAAGCTCCACCGCCTACGATAGAATTGTATATAGTTGAACTAGCAGTTTCAGCACCTTGTGCATAAGTAAATCCACCGTTATATGATGGGAAACCTACTAACGCAGTACCTGCACCAGCAGGGTTAGCAATAATTGCAGAATTATTAGCTCTTACTCTGAATATTGGAAAACCATCTATTCTTGAGTTACCTACAAAAGTTAATTCGTAGTTAGCAGCTTTTAAATCATTAGCAATTGGAGTAGTTCCAGCAGTTGATGAATTAGCACCATCAGCATATACTACATCATTTACAACAAACGTAGTGGCAGCACCACCATTTGCTACAAGATAAGTAGCAACGTTGAATTTGATTAGTAATGGAGAAGCAGCAGTATCTAAAGCGCCGTTTAATGGAGCTCCTGATCCTCTACCACCACCATATACAAAGTCTAGGTAAGTTAATACTCCCATAGGGCCTTGCATTGGTACAACAGGTACTAAGTCTAAACCTACAGTCTGTGCCGCTACTTGCATTGCAAGTGGTAGCAAAGAAAAAGGTCTGTCACCAGATCCAGTTGCTTGTGCTGGGAAAGCATTCATTGATCCAGGGTTTCCTGGCAATGTAACGTTACCCATACTTTGAACATTCATGTTCGGGTTAAGGTGTACAGTATTGTAAACACTCTCATTAAGGTTATGGTAATGGCAGTACTTAGACATCCAAGATAACTTAGACTTTTCAGTAATTCCAGTACTTTCCTCAATAACAGGTCCCCAAGTCTTTTGAACCTCAGCCTCGTTGATTAATTGATTTGCGTACATTATTTAAAATTATTTTTCGCATTTTGTGGAATACTATTAATATTCCGTTTCTAATCGCCTGAGTCCTTTTCTTCTTGACTATTCGATTATATTGTTTAGATTAAATGATTATCTATTTAATCTGAATTTCATTTTTTGAATTAAATCTGCTGAATAGCTTTCATTTAATAATGGCTCAGATTTTGTTTGAGCAGCTTCAGCAGCAGTTTTACTTTCGTTTAGTGTTTCTAAATTCATTTGAGTATCTCTAAGATCTCTTGTTTGCCAAAAGTTATTAATGGCATAAGGAGTACTTAAAGAGTGGAATTTAGATTCAGCAATAATTTGTTCTTTTCTATTTTCGGAAAGAGAATTCCATTTATCAGAATACTTTGATGGCATATCATCAATAAAGTTAATTGCCTTTCTTTCTACTATAAAACATGATTCCCAAACATTTTCAGCCTGTACAGTTGACATAATAGAATCTTTATTCATTGATTCAACTATTAATCCTTGCTTATCTTCAGATAAAGAATCAAATTCATTCTTTTTAGATTCTGATAAGAAATTCATAAAGTGCATTTCAGAAACAGATTTAGTTTCAGCCTTAGAAATTAAACTTTCTAATTTTTCACTAATAGTATCTTTATATGATTTAGTCTCTTCTTTTACTTCTACAGATTCTGTAATTACTTCTGATTCAGTTTCTTCAGTTGACTCATTAAGCGGTTCAGCATTTACGGCTGCTACATTTTCTGCAATGTATTCAGAATATTTAATACTCTTATCTACATTTTCTCCAAGGTATTCAGAATAAGCAATATTTTGATCAACCTTTTCAGCAACATACTCAGAATACTTAATTCCTTTATCTAAGCTTTCACCTAAATAATTAGAATATGCAATTCCTTTATCTGCCTGTTCAGCAACATGCTCAGTATATTGAATAGAACTGTCTAGTTCTTCTCCTAAGTAAGAAGCATAATTTTTAATTTTGTCGATGTTCTCTGCTAAGTAGTCAGAGTGAGATATGCTCTTGTCTAGATTTTCTGATAAGTATTCAGTATAATCAGTAACCTGATTTACTTTCTCTGCAATATGCTCAGTATATTTAACTAGCTTTTCAATTAACTCATCGTTATTAGAATTTGCAGATTCCTTAACACTGTCTAATGTATTCTTTACATATTCAGTGTACTTATTAAAATCGTCAACAGTTACAAATTTGTCTGATGTATTTTCCATTGTTAGATCTGTTTTATTTGTTTTATTTATTTCATCTTCAGTTTCTGCCATTTCATAAATGTATAAACCTTCAGTATCTCCAAAACCATAAGATTCGTTTACTTTTGATAATTCAGCATTTTCAAATCCAGGATCTGCAACTAAATCATAAGTGAAGAATTTTTTAATTTTAACTTTACCGGCTTCATCAACTGTTCCAGCTGCTCTGCTTGAAATATGTAATGGAATACCATCTTCTATTAATGCCTGAGCTTCTTTACCTTTTGAAGTATTTAATAATCTTATTCTTCCTAGAACTTGTTTCTTATCCTTATCATATTCTAAATCCTCAATAACATGAGAAACATTTGATAGGCTAATATCAAAATCTTTTGGGTGGTCAAGTTCACCTAACAATTTGTTAGTTTTAACTTTTTCCTTTAATTCATTAATATGAGGAAGTACTTCAGCTTCTTCATAAATTCTATTATTTTTATTCTTTACTCCAATCTCAGTAAATACACCTTCAAGGACAACAGAGCCATCGGCATCCTTTGTCATACTTAAATTAGACTTAGATCTTTCTAGAATTAAAAGTTTCTTATTTGACATCTTTCTAGTTTATTTGATTTATATATTATAACTCTTGATAGTTTTTAGATTCCAGCTAATGGGTCTTCATCCATACCATCAGATTTCTTCTCAGGCTTAAAATCTTTAGGATTGGCACCTAATAAGATCTTTTCAATATCTTCTTCTTTATATCCGTCTGCCTCTAACTCAGTACGCTCCTTAGCTCGAGCATTGGCTTTAATATCATCACGTGTAAATCCACCATATCTCTTAATTAAGAATCCTAAATCAAAATATGGTATTTCTTCCATATCAGCAGTCATTGTACTTAATTGTGTTTTCATATTACCTATAAAATCAACACGCTTAGTCTGAAGTTCCATTTCTTTCATTTCTTCAAATACATTATCCTTCATAAAGTTTAATCCTAAACCTGCTTTAAATGCAATATCATTTTTTAATTCTGGGTGATTAAGACACATTTGAAGATATACAGGTTTAACTAATATTTCTTGAAATATAGATCTTAACCTTGATATAAATCTACCAAATTTAATTTCATCTCTTAACATACCACTTGCTTCCATATCATAAGTATTACCACCTTCTCTATCAAACCTAGAGAATGGTATCTTAGAAGCTAATTGTAATTTATCAGAGAAGTATTTTAATGATTCAGTATCACCAAGATCAGGACCGTCACCACCTATCGTTTGAATTTCTGGTGCTTCACCATCTTTAGAAGGTAGCCAATATTCTTTGTTGAATGGCATCATTGGTTTACCGTTGGTTTGAATTTCACCACTCTCAAAGTTAAAGTCTACAACCTCACGATATGAATTCATTAATGTTGCTAGAGATTGCTTTGCTCTTGTTTTAGATTTACCACCAACAGGTATTGTAAATTGTGTTTTAAATGAAGCATTAGATACAGCCCAGATAATTCTACTGTGTTCCATTATTCTTAAAAGGTTAAAAGATCTTATTAATCTTTCAACATAAGATATTCTCATTGGAGAATTTACGGAAGAATATGAAATGTATATTATTTGAGAATCCCATAAAGTTCTTTCTTTTGCGCCTTCACCTTTATATTGAATCCAAACTTTTTTACCGTCATCAGTATCAATACCTGGCATTAATGATATTGGATCTAATTCTTTAAAACCAATAATTTCTGTTTGCTTATCATTATAAACTATTTCAAACGCAAGAAATCCGTCAATTAACCATTTCCTAAAATAGTTCCACGGAGCAACCATATCATTAAATCCGAAGTAATTATAGATATTATTATATACATCATTAATTTCTTCTTCTATTGATTCTCCAATATGCCCATTAAATTCTGCATAAGCCATGTAATTTGATTCATCAAATACAATTGCTTCATCAGTTAATACATCTAAGATATCTTCTATTTCATCTTGTACTGCAAAAGTTCTAAGTTGATCTCTTTTTCTAACAT